GATCATACAAAATGGTATGCCTTAACAAGCATTTGTTTAGATTTATTTGGAACCACATTGCCTTCAGACAACACAGAAAACCTCTGTATACCGCATGAATGCTCATTGGTTGGTTTTAACCAATCTATTTCGGAAAATACCGAAAACCATTGGTTGGATCCAACCAATCATGTGGTTGAAACCAACCAACCTATACCAGATAGTAAACAACAGATAGTAAACAAGAGAGACAGGCCCGCAGAAAACGATAATTTTGAAATATTCAAGACTTGGGCTAAACACAATGAAGTTCCATGCCCAAAAATAGCGTCACCAAAAGTAATAACCAGGTTAAATATAGCTTTAAATTTATTTGAGAATGAAGATGTAACCCTTTTTGACTACCTGAGTTTCATTTCAAGTCGTTGCCGATGGCTTATTGACCCTTATGTTGTGAACGGAAAAACAAGACAGAACGACTTCTACGTCCTCATGAGGCCGATTAACATTAAAAAAGTAATTTCCGGTGAGCACGAGGACAAGTCATGAGTTTTGAACTGGAATCAAAAGTAATAACCTCGTTGATCAAGCATGATGGAAACCCAGAGGTTTCAGTCCTTGAGGCATTATTAGAGCTAACGCCGGATTGTTTTGTGAGCAACGAAGCTCGCGCGATATTTGAATTAATCATAAAACAGCATTCCGCCAATCATCCTATTGATGCATTCACGCTATTCAATCTCTTAGACATAAAGCTTTACGACTATTTTGCAAAAGTTTCCGCTGATTGGCCATCGGTTTATTCTCTTTCCCGCGATGTTGAAAGCTTAAAGATGATCAAACAACACAAAATGATGAGGACCTCATTGCAAATGATGTCTCATGTATTCAGCAATGAGCCTGTTCATTCTGTAGCATGTTCGCGACTTATTGAGGACGCAATAAAAATAGCTTCTTGCCCGGAGCAACAATCTAAAACCATGAATACAGCAGAAGAGTTGGGCGATTTGTTTCTATCTACGCCAAGCACTGCGAAAGAAATGGTGTCTTCGGGCATTTCAGTGCTTGATCACCTCAATGGTGGCGGCTTCGCTAACGCTTCCTTGATTACAATTGCCGGGCGCTCAGGAACAGGAAAAACATCGTTTGCCGTAAGATTAGCTCAAGGCATCGCAGCGAATCATGCTAATCCACACACATTGTTCTTTAGTCTTGAAATGTCGAGCATGGACATCTTTCGAAAACAGCTTTCAAGCCTTATGAGTAAGGATGTCGATTTGTTTACTGATGCTGACAAGACAGTTGCTGTTGGATTAGCTCTAGAAATCCCTATGACCATCGAATGCAAGACGATGACGTCAATAGACTACATACGGACCATGTCGCGCATAACGCATCTAAAAAGGCCCTTGGGCGTCGTTGTAGTGGATTATCTGGGTCTAGTTCAGAACACGAATAACAAACTTGAGTCTCATGTGCTTCGTCAGGCTAATATTTCTGAGCAATTGGCGGCTTTGGCTATTGAGCTCGATTGCATTGTGATTGCACTTTCTCAAGTCAATCGGGAGTATGCTAACCGTCAGGATAAGTGTCCAGTTACGTCTGATGCTGCTGATTCAAGTGGGAGCGAAAGGTCATCCACGGTTTGGCTTGGGGTTCATCGACCGTATGCTGATGACGAGGTAAGTGGCACTGAGAATCATTTCATCGTGAAGTGTCGAAAGAATAGATTTGGCTCTCTTTGGAAAGCTGTTTTTGACTTTCAAAGTGGGGTGTTCCGGGAAACTGACCAACAACGGGCGTTCAGTTATTACTCTGGCGCTGGAGTTGTTCCGTTGAAGGGCATGAAGAATTTCCGTGAATACGGGGAGCATCGAGGTTAAGCCCATTAACGGGGCGTTCGCATATCCATGACGGTTGACCCTGTTTCCATGGCCAACTCCTTGAGTTTTTTGTAAAGCTCGCCCCGATGGACGGTAACATCCAAAGGGGCTGTGATGCCGAATTTGACTTGTCTTCCTTTGACTTCAAGGATTTCAATTTCTATTTCGTCGTCAATAATTATTCGCTCAGATGGATTCCTGGTTAGTATTAACAAGATTATTTTGCTCCTAGCACTTCACTGCAGGCTTCGATTATTTGATTAGCGTGCTCCATTAGGATTTTAGCTGCTGGCTTGGTTAGTGTGATGCATCCTTCGTGATGTGTGTCGATTGACTCGTATTTGAGGTGATGCAGGTGGGACATGATGCCGGTTTGTTTTTCGGCGTATAGTTTGTATTCGACTTCTATTAGGTCTTCGATGCTTAGCATTTTTTGCTCCATTGTTTATTAAAATAATCGCATCATCAAGTCGTGCGTAGGTTTTTGTCGCGTTCTTATTCTTTGTGTTCTTCTATTGCAAATACTAATTTGTTTATTTTCAATTGAAACGGCTCCTTTCCGTCTAAAAATCTGCGTATATACATTAATGACGCGTGGTAGCCCATAGAATATTCGGATCCATTATCAGGGGTCATTTCAGATATAGTATTTATTAATTTTTTTAGTTTTTCGTAATCAATCATTTTAAATGTCCTCATATATACAAATTTAATGCACACATAAACCTGCCGATAAAAAACGCAACGATTGGTTTATTAATCCATTTGCATATTTTCTCGTAGTTAATCATTCGATCATCCTAATTAAGGTCAATAATACCCCAGTTAATCCGGCTCCAATAAAAAATCCGCCCCAGAATACAAAACCGAAAGGATGGTAATAAATTTTGTGCTTCTCGTAGTCAATCATTCTTGATTTCCTTTAATTCTTCGAATTGCTGGTTGGTTATTTCTTCGCGTAATTCGCGCAACCAATCAATATATTTTTTGTTGATGGCTCCCAGGCATGCCATCTGCTCATGGAATACTATGTGGTCACGCAACTGATTCATTAACTGCATTATTTGTTTTTCGCTAATGATCATTCTATTCTCCCGCAATCTTCGCATACAAAAGAAATATTGCTATCTAAATGTTCGCAATAGTTGTCGATTAGGGATTGGATTTTAGATTCCAAGGAATTATGCGCCTCTAAATATCTCTCACTTAAACTTGTTCTATCAGACAGGTATTGAATTCCATTTTTCAACATTGATAGTTCTTCTTTCGTGAAGTCATTCATCTTTTCCCTGCCTCCAATATAGGTAGCCCAGCCTCGGTTGGGACATAGATAATCTGATTCTGGGTGTGCTGTAGAGAGTCGACCCAAAGGTATCGTAGGTATTCTTCGTTGTTCTTCAGGCTATCCCCGATTATTTTGTTGGCTAATGCTACGCCGCGAGCTCTTTCGACTTCTGCGTCAGCTAGCAAGCTTGCTGAGTCTTTCTTCGCCTGGGCTTCTCTTACGGATATTTGTCTGTTCCAGTCGGCTCTTCTTAGCTCTGCTTCGCCTTGTATTGCTGATGACCATAATGAATACTTGGTGGAAAGGGCGCAGACTCCGAAAATTCCGCCGATTGCAGCAACTCCGAGAACGCAGATCAAAAGACCGACTTTAATTTCATCTTTCATTTCTCTTCCTTGGTCATTCTTCTTCCCTTAACTCATTTATTCTTGCAATCATGGCGTCTAGGGCTTCGTTTTTGGATTTGTAGGCATACGCCACATATCCCGCGGTTAAATTAATGGCGCATTGATTTCTATTAACCTCTAAATCAACAGATGAGACATCAAATCCACCGCATCCATCTTCGGGAAACGTAAAGAACCATACGTCATCGCCTTCTTTAAATTCACTCATCTATCTCTCCAGTCCCAAAGATTCCTTTATCCAAGTTCTTTTGTGTAATATGTGCGCTACTGCTCCTTGCGAAACATTAAATAATTTTGCAATAGTTCTTTGAGGGGTGTTTTTAGATAAATTAAATATGTCCTTAATATCAGACGCTTTTAATTTTGATCCGAAATGATTTTCTCCATGCTTCATATTGCTCCTTCCTTTTCTCATCATGTCGTCTGCATTGTCTTTTCGAGTTCCTAAAAATAAATGATTAGGATTAACGCACAATCTGTTGTCGCATGTATGGCAAACAAATAATCCGTCATTTATTTCACCAATAAATAATTCATAAGATATTCTGTGGGCATAAAAAACCTTGTTATATTTATATTTTGAGTTTTTATCACATATCGTTAACGCTCCATAGCCGCCACGCAAAGCTCCGGTCCATTCTATGCATCCATTTTCATTGGGTTTTGACATTTTAGATGTAAATTTATCTTTTAGTGTCATAAATCAATGTTCTCCGATTCTGGGAAATTCTTTATTCTGAAATCTCGGATTTGGGAGGCTATGGATTGGAGTTGGGATTCGAGGTCTTCAAGGTCTGACGCAAACATTTCTCGGTATGATATGTGCTCACTACCCTCCCCTTGTATTAAAATTTTGCAAGTATTATCGGAATAGTCTATCGTTGCTTCTAGCCAAATTGTCATTCTTCGTCTGCTCCTTCCCAGTATTTCTGTTCTTGTAGGTCGTCGTATTCTTGTTGTAGCTCTTGTTCGTCGCCGTGGTATCTATCCATTACCATCCCCAGTTGTTTATGCCGTAGGCGATTATGCCGACCATGGTTAGGGCGCAGCCGATGGCTATCCACATGTATTTGTCGTTGTTTTTCATTAGAATGCCTCGTCTATAATTGTGATATCTTGCAAGAGCTCAATTACTTTGTCTAAATTATCCAAACCCTTTCGTTTGATGTTTTTTTCGAAATAGGATTCGCCGTTCATGCACTCATCTATCTTTTCTGATAGTTGTAAAATATTTTTTATTAGAGTGGCGACGGGTGTTTTCCTTTCTTTTATTGTATTGATTACCCCATCCATTGGGATGAACTCCTGTAACTCAGTCAGAGGAATTCCATAGCCTTTTGCTAGTATCTGTAGGGCTTTAGGGCGAGGAATAGTTTTTCCTTCCTCATATTTTCCAATAGATTGAGCCATAATTCCCGTGCGTCTACTGGCCTCAGCTAGATTAAATCCAAGCTTTAATCTTTTTGTTTCTATAAATTGTCCAAATGTTAGTAATGACATCACCATCCCCTTCCTTTTAAATTTTGATCGTGTTCCCAAGCTTTGCGATATGTTTCTGCGAATGTTGGTGCGTCATAGTCTGGCTCGTCTGGTCCGTCCATCATGCTGTCTATCTCTTCTTTAGCTGCTGAATGGGCATCAGACTCACTGCCATACCAATCATTGGAGTCGTAATCTGTAAACTCAGTGCGTATCGTATAAATGTATTTAGGGTATGCGCCAGGCTCTTCGTCGTCCATCCATTGCTCTACCTCATACTCTATGCCTTCGTACTTATCCACTTTGCTCTCCATTTTACTCTCCATTTTTAGTTTGCTGCTTCAATGGGGTTAGTATACTTATGTTTACTAAATTAGTCAGCTTATTTTGCTTAGTATGATGGATTGATTTTGATCATGGTAAAGATTGTAGTGTGTATGCGCCTTTGTTATAGTTCTCCACAGGATTAATCGTATTTATCCCCTAATTTTGTGGAAAACTTATGCCGTATGCGTACACAAGCAGTATTGATGATGTTCAAGCATTAGATGCGTATTTAGCGTCGGTCATGGATTGGATTAACGAATTGAAGGTGATGTATGGCATTAGTGACGTGTAATTCGTGCCGTGGTGTTGGCAAGATTGTGGGCATGGGGTATATCACTCGGACTTGTCCTGAATGTGAGGGTGAGGGTGAGGTTAGTAATGTTGTTAAGTTGGATTTAGATGTTGTTGCCCCTCGGACACGAGCTAAGCGTGTAAGTCGAGAAGTAAATGATGAGCGGTCGATGTCGCGCGTTGTTACTTCTGAAGCTGTAGTAGGGGTGTAATATGGCTGCTGGGCGCCCTTCTATTTATTCCGAAAAGCTGGCTAATAGAATATGTACGCTTGTCGCAACAAATCCTTATGGTTTACCCACTCTTTGCCGAATGTATCCAGAGCTTCCCAGCAGGGAAACTATCAATGTTTGGCGATGGGAAAAGAAATTGTTTTCTGACATGTACACACTGGCTAAGCAGCATCAGGCCGAATTAATGGCTGAATCCATTGAAGAGGTTGCTAGTGAATTGTTCGAGAACGCTTATGTTGATGCATTAGGAATTACGAAAATAGACGCCGGGATGCTTGGTCATGCTCGGTTAGTTTGTGACAACAGAAAGTGGACCGCAGCAAAGCTTGCTCCAAAAGTTTATGGGGAGCGTAAGCATCCCGAAGAAAAACCCTCTTCTGACGAGACGCTTCTTAAAATCAAAGAATTAGTAGCCGACCTCAACAAAATAAATGCAAGCGATGTCTGATGAAGAAAAAGCTCAGTTAATCTCTCAATTACAATCAAGCTTTCTTCTTTTTGTTCGTACGTTTTATCCCGTATTAACTGGTCGAGATTTTATTTTGCCATGCCCTGCTGGGCGCGAGTCACATGTAATAACAATTTGTCGCGAATTAGTAAAGTGCGCAAAGCTAGAGACAACTCGACTTGTGATCAACGTCCCTCCTGGGCACGGAAAGAGTTTGCTCATGTCTATGTGGACAGCTTGGACGATGGCTAAGTACCCGGATAGCAAATATCTTTATATTTCATACTCACATACGTTGGCCGCCGCTCACACTGATACGGTAAGACGTATTATGATGCTAAACGATTATCGAAATTTGTTTGGGGTAGAACTTCGTGCGGACAGCAAAGCAAAAGACTTTTTCCAGACTACCGCTGGCGGTGCAGTGGGGGCTTTTGGTAGCTCAGGTGCTATTACTGGTCGCGATGCCGGATTACCTGGCCTCGATCGATTTAGTGGAGCCCTTATCCTTGATGACGCACACAAGCCGGATGAAGTTCACTCAGATTTGGTCCGCGAAGGAGTTATCCAGAATTACCGAGAGACCATACTTCAGCGTGTTCGAGGTATAAACGTCCCGATGATATTCATAGGTCAGCGCTTGCATGAAGCGGACTTGCCTGCTTATCTGCTTGCAGGGAATGATGGTCATCATTGGGAGCGAGTCATCCTCAAGAGCATTGACGCCGCTGGCAACTGCCTTTATCCGGAAGCATTTCCTCTCGAGATGCTAAAGATACGTGAAGAGAGAGACATCTATGTGTTCGCAAGTCAGCATCAACAAGACCCTCAGCCAGCCGGAGGCGCTCTATTTCGACCAAACTATTTTGCCGTGCTCGAGCAAGAGCCTGATATATTTTTTACGTTTATCACGGCTGACACAGCAGAGACATCCAAGTCATACAACGACGCCACCGTGTTCTCATTCTGGGGCCTATATTACATTGAAGTCATGGGGCGAAAGACTGGAGAAATGGGGTTGCATTGGCTTGATTGCGCGGAGCTTCGTGTGGAACCTAAAGATTTGAAGGATGAGTTCATGATGTTCTGGGCTGAGTGCGCGCGACACAAGCATCCTCCATTGATAGCCGCTATCGAGAAGAAGTCTACCGGTGTGACATTGGTTAGTGTGCTGCAAGAGCTTCGAGGCATGCAGATACGCGACATCCCCAGAAACAAAACATCAGGCAGTAAGACACAACGATTTTTAGATATTCAGCCCCATGTTGCAGCCAAAAAAGTATCGTTTACCGAAGGCGCTCGTCATGCCGAGATGTGCACAGCTCACATGTGCAAGATTACGGCCAACAACAGTCATCGACATGACGATATTGCTGACACCCTCGCTGACGCCGTACGCTTAGCGCTAATTGACAAAACGTTGTACCATACAAGCAACAAAGAAAGTTCTAGCTCTTCGGTCATGACCGCTCTCGCGGCTCAGATGAGAAAGCAATCTCAGTTAAGGACACAACGCGATGGCATACGTTAAGGGCGACACCAAAGATAAGTTAGACAAAATCAAAGAAAACGTTCGTCAGTCCCATGATTATTTCCGATTAAACTATCAGCGTTTCCACGATTACATTACGTTTATCTTCAAGACGTCACTGTCGCCAGCTGACAAGTCTGTGTTAATGGAAATCCAAAAGCCGATGATGGAATTCAATATTACTGAAGCGTACATCAGTCGATTGTGTGGTGAGTTTTCCAAGATGGACCCAGCATTTAGTGTGCGAGCAGCTGAAGGCGTGCAAATAGCTGACCCACGCGTTATCGAGCTCGTAGAAGCCCACATGAAGGCCTCTTTCATGGGCAAGGACAAAGACAGCCTGAGCTATCGGTTATATAGAGATTTGTTGTCTGGCGGATTCTCAGTGGCTGAGCTTTATACCGAGTACGCGAACTCAAAATCTTTTGATCAAGTTATTTGCGTTGACCGCGTATTTGACCCCACTTTGTGCGGATTTGACCCGTTGGCTCGTAAGTCGCACAAAGGAGACGGACGCTATTGTTACCAACTCTTTCCGAAGACAGCTGATGAGGCAAAAGAAAAGTATGGTAATGATGTGGTTAAAGCTGAGTCATTTACGCGCGAAACAGACGGCTTCAATTGGAGCTACAAATCACAACGCGAAGACATCATGCTGTTCTGTGAGTACTTCGAGAAGAAGATAAAAAAAACCAAGATTGTTAAGTTGGCGAATGGCCATGTAGTCACCGAGAGTAGTTACAACAAGTTCCTGGCTACGTGGGAAGAGCAAGGAATCATTGAGCAGCCACCGGTTGTATTGAAATCCCGAATAGCTGACGTTGAAACAATCATGAAGTACACGGTGTGTGGGAACACGATTCTCGAGCAAGAGACGACGAGCTTTGATATCCTGCCCTTGGTATTCTTCGACGGTAACTCAGTTCTCATCCAAAGCTCCAACGGCGGCGCAGTCGAGCAGATGACCCGTCCGTACGTTTATCATACACGTGACGCCCAGAAGATGAAGAACTTCGCTGGTCAGTCATGGTGTAATGAGATTGAAACCACGATTCAACACAAGTGGACGGCACCCATTGAGGCTATCCCAGACAATGCGGATTATCAACTGGCGTACACAAATCCACAGAAAGCTACGATTCTTCTGTACAATCAATGGAAAGATAACGACCCACAACAACAAATTAATCCGCCACGTGAAGTTGCGCGTGTTCCGATGCCTCCTGAAATTATGCAGGCGTTTTTGAGTGCTGATGATGTGATCCAAAACATTCTAGGTTCGTATGACGCCGCGCAAGGAATCAACGACAATGACACATCAGGTGTGGCTATCATGCAGGGCGCGATGCATTCTAATGCCGCCGCAATGCCTTACACGAAGGGATTTATCGAAGGCTGGAATCGGTTGGGTGAGGGGTATTTAGGACTGTTGCCGAAGTACTATGTTACACCACGCACTATTCCGATTACATTACCTAACGGCAAGCATGAGTATTACGAAGTTAACAAGCAGGGCAACGTGAAGTTCGATTACGACACGAATGCGCTTGAGGTTAATGTTGAAGCTGGCGTTAACTTTGCTGTTCAAAAACAGATTGCATTGAAGACTATCGTGAGCTTGATGGGCGCTAGTGAGCAGTTCGCGCAGTTCATGAATACTGAAGGGCTTGAGGTCTTGTTGGATAACATTGATATTCGTGGCATCGACAACATCAAAGCGATGGCGGCTCAGTTCATGGAGCAGCAAAAGCAGGCTCAGCAACAAGCGATGGAAGCCCAGAAGAATCAGCCAGACCCCGCGCAAATGATGCAGATGCAAATGCAGATTGAGCAAGCCAAGGTTCAAGGTGAGCAACAGAAGGTTATGATTCAGGCGCAAACAGAGCAGGCTAAGTTGGCGCAGAAACAACAAGAAGCTGAGATGAAGGCGCAAGTTGACTTGACGAAGATTAGCACTGATGATGCTGTTAAGAACAAGGAACTTGATATAAAATTCCTTGAGGTGATGAGCAAGGTCCAGAATGCGGATGTTGAGTTGGCTCTTAAACAAGAGCAGACAGACGCGCAAAACGCACGTACTGCGGTCGATATGGCTGTTAGTGTGGCGGCGCATCATAACAACACGATTGATATGCATCATGGGCATGAAATGTCTCACAAAGAGCATGAGCATGCTAAGATGGTTGAAGCTAAAAAACCCAAGGGAGAATCAAAATGAAACCAGCACAAAGCATGGCAAAAGCATCAGAGAAGAAAATGGCGGGCGAGCGCGTAAGTCGTCCTAGCGCATCCATGGTTGAGGCGGCTAATCGTCCTGATGCAGGCGCGAAAATGAGTAAAAAAGGCATGCTTGCGCCTTCAATGGTTGCTTGTTGCAACAAGAAATACAGCTAAGGATTTATCATGCCATTGAAAAAGGGCAAGAGTCGTAAAGCAGTTGGCGAAAACATTGCTGAACTTGAGAGCACAGGACGCAAGCCTAAACAGGCAATTGCTATTGCGCTCTCAGTTGCAGGCAAGTCTCGCAAGAAGAAAAAATAATATCGTTCGTTAGAAACAATATGATAGTATAGTAATCAGAATTAGATCGAAGCTTACGGGCAGCATAACCCGGCGAAAATCCTACGGATGCGAGCACATCCGGCTATCACGTTCACGACGGCTTAAACAGTGAGATTACAGATGACAGAAGAAGGTGTAATTGATTTGGAAAGCCCAGAAGTATCAGAAGAAGTTTCGTCTCCAGTTGAAGCCCCTCCTGAGAAAATGCTTTCGGTGTCGCGTGTGAACGAGTTAGTCAAAAAGGCAAAACTAAAAGGACGCGATAGCATGCAACAAGAACTTGATGACTTACGACGCGAGAATGAATCGCTGAAGACGCAGCAACCATTAATGGGTGGTCAGGGGCAAGCAATCGATACTGATGCTCTCCGAAAACAGGTTTATGATGACCTGATGGCTCAACTTCAGAATCAGCAAGAATCGCAGGCGCAAGAACAGTTGCAAAAAGAGGCTGAGAAATTGGCTGCAGATTATCACGGCAAGATGGCATCAGGTAAAGAAAGCTTTGATGACTTCGACGAGATAATGGCAGACTTTAACCCGGCGGCATTTCCACAGCTTGTGTACTTAGCTAATCAGACCGACAACACGCAGGCCGTGATGTATGAGATTGCTAAGAACCCTAATAAGCTGGCGCAGTTAAGTTACATGTCCGAGAGAGACCCTAAGGCCGCTCAGAACATGATGAACAAACTAAGTCAGTCTATTAAGGCTAATCAGCAAGCGCAGGCCCAGGAGCAATCCGCGGGCGTCAAAGCACCCCTTGGTCGTATGCAATCTTCCCCGGTCGGGCAAGATATTGGTAGCCAGGGTAATCTGTCCATGCGTGACCTGAAGGCCATGTTTAAGGGCTAGAAGCTTGGTGCCATGTCTTGACCCGAAAGTTCATTCTTTTGGAGAAGAGCCATGGCATTGCCAAATAATATTTTACAGAACGTACAAACATACAATAAAGCCGATTTGGCGTTCTTGCAAAACCGTTTCTGCTTTATCGCTACAGCAAACAAACGTTACAATGACTTTCAAAAAGCTAATCCTGCCAACTTAGGCGACACCATTACGTTTGACAAACCACCACGGTTCATTGCGAATAACGGCTTGGTTGTTAACTTCCAAGGTGTTGAGCAACGCGTTCAAACATTAACTGTCGATCAATCCAAAAACATTGGTATTGACGTTACTGCACAACAATTAATATTCAACTTAGAAGATTACATGGCGCGTTTCGGTAAAGCGTCTATCGAAGAGTTGGGTTCAGTTGTCGAGGAAAATATTGCCGAGCTTTGCGTTACCGCTCCTTATCGTTTTTATGGAGACGGCCTGACACCAATTAACTCATTTGGTCAGTTGGCTCAAGCCTTGGCATTGTTCCGTAACTTTGGTGCGGCTCGTGACATGACTCGTGGTTACCTGTCTGACATCGCGATTCCTGGAATCGTTAACACTGGTTTGAATCAGTTCGCTATGAACCGAAATAACGAGATTGCTAACTCTTGGGAATTGGGTGACTTCAGTCAATGCGCATGGTACGAATCAAATCTGTTGCCAATTCATATTGCTGGTAGCAACGGGATTGCTCAAACCACATTGACTGTTGTAAGCACTACACAGAACAGTGATGGCGGTGTCATCACGATTACTTTCAGTGGCTCTAGCGCTGCAAGTGACCCTGCTGCGGTTCTTCAGTATGACAAAGGACAGTTCCAAGACAATGTGTCTGGCAAGCCTAACATGCGCTTTCTAACGTTCATCGGGCATGCTGTTTCAGCTACACCTGTTCAATTTAAGGTTACTGCTGATGCTACGTCTACAGGCGGAAGTCAAGTTACTGTTAGCATCGACCCTCCTTTGCAAGCAGCTTCTGGAAAGAATCAAAACATCAACAATCCAATCGTTGCTGGCATGCAAGTTAAATTCTTGCCGTCACACAGAGCGGGTATGATTCAATCTGGTAACCAGTTCTATACAGCGATTCCTCCGTTACCTGACCAAGACCCGTTTGCAACTTCTGTTGTAACTGATGAAGAGTCTGGTGCTAGCCTGCGGATGTATACTGGTGCTCTGTTTGGCCAGAATCAACAAGGAACTGTGCACGATATCATCTGGGGAAAAACACAGGTCGCAGATAATGCCATGAGCGTGATCTTCCCTCTATAAGTATAGTTTTTGATCTTGTTTGGGCCCTTTTTAGATCGTATCTTGGGCTCAATTTAAAAGAAAAGATGATAAAGAAGCATCAGGTTTTGCCCGAAGTTAGGGCCTGAAATCAAACTCTTGAGGAGTAAAGTATCATGTCAGTATCAACCCCAATCGTAAATGCCCCTAATCTATATGTAGACGATCTACAATTAGCTTGGGCAAGCAACACCACGTTGACAGTAGCATCAGGCGCAGCCCGAAATAGCACCAATGTTAACGACATCATCTTGGATGCTGGAGTTACAATTGATTCAGCTGTAAGCGGCTATATCAACGGAATCGACCAAGGAGCATTAGCAGCAAGCACCATGTATGCCGTTTATGCCGTTGGCGACAGCACACAAAACAACACAGCAGGCGCGGTGATTTCCACAAGTTTCACAGCACCAAGCATTCCTGTTGGCTACGACATGTATCGACGTATCGGCGCAGTATTAACCGATGGCTCTGTACATTTTCTGTTGTTTTGGCAGTTTGGCGACAACCAAGTTAAAGACATGTATTACGACGTTGGTATCTCAGAGCTCGCTGGTGGAGCTTCACAAACATACGCGGCAGTCGACCTTGCAACGTCTGTGCCTCCAATCGCAACGAATGTTATCTTTTTAGTTACATTCACACCAGATGGCGCGGGCGAACTTGCTCACTTCCTGCCTTATGGTTCGTCTGCAACAAACGGTATCGTTCAGTTCGGTACTGGCGTAGCTGCGGCTCAAGTAGGTATGGCAACTGTTCCTGCTCGCTTGAACTCAGGCGTACCTACCATTCAATACAAAGTGGCAGCTGGCGACACGCTGAGCCTTTCTACAGCGGGCTACACTGACTACTTGTAATAACTAAGGGGTGACTTATGACTTTAACGGCGAACCAATTAATTAGCGACGCGTACTATGTATCTAACATTGTAAGCCGTGAGTTTGAGACACCCACAGGACAGCAGCTCAGCGATGGGCTGCGATTCCTGAATGAGTTGATCACTGATAAAGACATCGACTCAAGTCTTGTCCCGTACACATCAGTTTATAACTTTAGTGCGGTCATCGGTCAGCAGATGTATTTTATTCCGAATTTGATTTACGCAGAAACATTCACGTTTTACATTGACACCATAAGATACCAAACACGCAACCAGCAACGAAAAGACTACTTTGGCTCGTTCCGAGCTACGAACATTGAAAGTTTGCCGTTCAATTGGCATACAGAACGGTGCTTAAATGGTTCAAATTTATTCTTATATTTCTTGCCGAGCCAAGAGTTTCCTTTGGAGATTTGGGGCCAATTCAGGCTTAGCACGGTAACTCAATTCCAGAATCTTAGTTTGACCTACGAGGCGTTCTATACCAACTTTCTGAAGTATGAGTTAGCGGTCAGGTTGTGCAAAGAATACGGCTACAACGCCCCGCCTTTAGTATCTGAGCAGCTTGCCAATTACTATACGATCATCAATGCTAAGTCTAATACGTATGATTTAAAGCAGCAGAAACTTAGCACATTAACAAGCGGATCGGCCATTAATTATGCAATAGTGAACCTGAGCGGCGGGTGGGTACCTATGTAATACCTGTTGGCAGTTGGTTGGTTGATTGCCTGGATTATTGTGGATGAATTTAACAGTAATTGTGATCGAAAGTTATTCACAATGTGCGCACTGGATATACCGGAATAGCGCACAGGGTTTGTCTCGCGCAGGTGATTGAAGCAATTGATGAAGATGCGAGAATCCACTGATTATGCTTAGCTAATAGTAGTTACAAGGTTTAAGATCTTAAAGATATATTAATAATAATAGGGACCCGAACATGACGTTAACGCCTAACTCCCAAGAGGTCCCAGTCAAGATCGTTGGTAGCTCCACTTACGGTCGATACAATTTTATTTCGACAGAAAGGACTTTCAATCTTTTTATTTCCGATGACTTCCTCGTTAACTTTGCCGGATATGAAGCAGTTACCTCATTATTAGACGGGAACGCCAGTGGTAGGGCACTCTTTCATAGTGTTCGAGGCGGTTTCATTCTTGTTGTTGTGGGAACTGCAGTCTTTCGATTCGATACGGTAACTTCAACGTCAGCTGTGCTGATTAATGAAGCTTTGCCACTCGAAGGGACGGCTGAAGTTTTTATCGATGAGAATTTAAGCTCACAAATAGTCTTTGTGAACGGAACTGAAACTTTATACATATACAATTGGAACACAGGGAACTTTGGTTTGGCCGGGTATCCTCAGACGCCAACTATTCAGCCAATATTTTCTTTTAAACGAAATTATGTCACCTATCAAAATACTTATTTCATATTTGGTAATGGCGACAAAACGCCGAGCGGCAGCCAATGGTATGTTTATCAATCGGCTTATGATGCAGATGATGCAACAACTGAATTCTCGTTAACTTATCAACAAGCCCTTACGTTACAAACAAAGCCTGATTTCGCGATTGCAGCGATAAGAATACCAAGTGCCGGAAACAATCTTATGGTGTTCGGTTCATCGGTTGCCGAAATATGGACTCAAGTCGCAAGCACAACCATCTACCAGCGCCAAACGTCCGTAAACATAGATTATGGGTGCGCTTCAATTTCAACCATTGCCAGTAGCGATGAATTTGTTTGTTGGCTTGGAATCAATGAAAGAAATGCCCCAAGTATCATGGTGAGCAACGGCAGTGCTGCAACCAGAATATCATCCGATGGGATTGATTTTTTCTTGGCCAAAATTCAATTTCCAGAGCAATCGACGGCATTCTTCTATCGACAAGACGGGCACCTGTTCTACCAGTTAACATTTTTCAACGCGGCGGATAATGCCACCATCATCTATGATTTCACGACGCAGAAATTTTATGACTTAACAGATTGGAATTTTGACTTCCATCCTGCTCGTGACGTGGCTTATTTTAACACCGAAACGTATTTCATCAGCTTGAATGACGCCAAGCTTTATTTGATGAATTCAGACCTAACGACGTACACAACAACCACTGACTTGGATGTTCATACTATCCCACGGGTGAGGATATGCGATACATACCGCTTGGAGCGCCCTGAGAAGTTCCTGGTTGATTTATTCACCTTCGTCCTTGAGTCAGGTACCACTGAGAACGTAAGCGGCATAGACCAGTGTTACGGCTACATTCTGAACGAGAACGGACAAATCATTTACGACGAGGATGATGCGCCATTATTGATGGAAGACGGTTACTGCGTGAGCGGCAATGCTGGAAGGCCACGCATTGACGTCACGATGTCGAAGAACGGCGGGGTTACCTTTAGTAATGCGGTTCCTTATTATTTGCATAATACCGCTGATTTCAGGTGTCAGCCTCGGTTTAATCGATTGGGGGCATGTAACCAAATAACGCTTCAATTAAGATTCTGGAACCAAGGAAGAGTGTTGATAAAGAACGGCGTGATCGAGGTTAGACAATGATTATACCTGGCTTCATTAATATAAAATTTGTTCAAGACGACGGTTACTTAACGCCGTCGATGCAGCTGTATGAGTCAAGCTTGAATCAGGCTATGCAGGGGGCATTGAGCGACAATGGCTGGACTGTTCCGGCATTGCCTACAACGCAAATTAACACAGCATCTGGCTCGGTTCCCAATGGTTTGGCTGTTAATGGCATTAACCAGACCGGTATGCCGGTAGGAACAATTTGGTTTAACACAACACTTGGAAAGCTTCAGGTGAAAACATCGTTGTTACCTGCGCCAACTGGTACTATTGAGACATTGGGAAGTACGGTTGGCGGCGATGAATTCTTAATTACATAGGGCTTTTGAGTCGTTCATTAGTTTAGGAGAAAATTATGTCTTGGTTATCAGAATTATTTCATGGCGGAAAAAATCCGGCTAATGCGGCAAAGCCTTATTTAGATCAAATCCCTGGCGTTGGTCATGGCGCTTATGACCCTTATATTCAACAGGGTAAAGATGCTACTGGCATGCTCAGCGAGCAATTCAAGCGCATGATGAGCGATCCCCAAGGTTTTTTGGCTGAGATTCAATCTGGTTACAAGCCTTCTGATGCTTACAAGTTTAAGAGCGGGGAGCTTCAAAAAGGTATGGGTGCAGCTGCTGCTGCGGGTGGCTTAGCTGGGACAGGTTATCATCAACAACAATATGGCGAACAAGCCGACCAGCTTCTATCCGGCGACATGCAGCAATACTTAAACAACGTATTAGGCATTAATAAATCTGGAACAGAGGGCGAGCAAGGTTTTGCTAATAAAGGATTCGAGGCTTCCGGTAGCTTGGCAGACATGCTAACTGGGGCGCTTAATCAACAGGCTGGGTCGGCTTTCCAGGGTCAGAATCAGCAAAACAGTAATAAACAGGCATTGTTTCAGCAACTGGCTCAATTGCTAGGTGGGGCTAGTGGCGTGGCGAGCAATCCTTTGTCATTATTTGGCAATAAGATTTGGGGGTAATATCAAATGGCAGTCAATAACTGGATTAATTATGCCGCTATACCTGCTCAGAAGCCTATAATTTCTGATTTGCTGGCTAACGTTCTGAAGGGCTATCAGATGGAGCGCGAGCCAACCAAGATCAAACAAGAAGAGGTTATGCGTGAGTTCATGAATCAAATCAGAGGAACTGAGGCAAAATATTCAGAGCCAATGGCTCAAGAAAGTTTGAAAGGGTCTAAATTAACGAATCAAGGCAAGCAACAGGCTCTTCAAAAAGCAATCTATGATGCGGCTTTAGATCGCATGATCAATAATGCCGTTGGAGGAAATGCATCGCCAGGTGCCGGCATGGTTACCGAAGGCGGGGGGCGCGGTTATATTGACCCACAAAAAGCAGGAACAGGCGAGAGCAACTATTCAAATCAGGGCTCTGTTCCTGGTGGCATGAGTCAGATGACTTCGTTTGGAGCGGACCCGTCCGAGTCTGATAAAGGAATGAATCCGAATGGGTTTGATATTCCTGCGCTGAATCAAAATCAAAGACAAAATGAAAGCGCGGTTCAGGCAGAGGAGCCGCAACAACGCATGCCAGAAACAAAAAGATTGGCTTCTAATGAGCAGCAAATATCAGAAGGAAATCCTAATTTATATCACATAGATAAAATGTATGACGAAAATCCATTGTCTCGTGCGCTGCTTGAAAAGAAAGGATTAAAAAAGACCGAGACAACAAAGATTGATTCTAAATCTGGATCTGTTACACAGGTAACAAAATATCCAAGCGGAAGAACTGTGGTTAAACAATTGACCGCAGGATCTCCACAAGACCCTAATTTTGTTCCATTGGAAAAAAGTGAAATGGCGTCACATCAGAAGGTTGTCTCTGCCATTGATAATATGATGCCATTGCTTGCTGAGTTATCTGAAATGCCGCACCCAGAAAGATTTGTAGGGAATTTATTTAATCCAACATCTGGCGCAGCTTACAAAGCAAAAACAGCTACACTTGTTGATTCTGTTATGGCCGCTTTTAAACTTCCGTCACAAAAAGAAGCGCTAGAACTAGCAAAGCAGATCGTAAGCAAAGGAACGAATGAATCAGAGCAAGGATATCAAGATCGAATATATAATTTCATGAAGGAGCTGGGTGATCGACGAAGTTATTCAACCGGAGCAATTACCAGGGGAATAGATATAAGAAATAAAGAAACTCCAAAAGTTCCTGAATCTGTTCAAACAAAAAAACAATTTCAGAGCTGGCTGTCAAAATTAAATCCGCATCAACGTTATTTGGTTAAATTATCTTCAGAGGAGAATAAATAATGGCAGCATATAAACCAACCTCTGATGATTTCAAAGGCATTGAAACAAAAAAACCAGGCGAAAATTTTTTTAATAATGCGCGGCAATATGGAGAGGATGCTTTAATTGGCTACGCGGATTTCGGAAGACCATTTGCAAATATCCCTTCAAGGGTTGTAAAGCCATTCAGTGAAGATCTCTCTAAAAAGCTTCATGTGGAGAGGGCAGATACATCTAGGCATGAAAGCAACGTGGATAAGAATATACAAAAAGTATTTGAGATACTTCCTATGCTTTTGGGTCCAAAAGCAAATCTTGTAGGGAAAACAGGAAGAGTGATTGAATCAATCCCAAAGGTTGGAAAGTATTTAAAAGCCGCTGCTGCCGAGGCGATCCCTCAATCGATCTTGGGCGGAATTCAGAACGAAGAAGACCCTCTAACAGGTGCTGCTGTGGGCGGAGGGTTGGGAGCGGGGTTTGGGGCTTTGATGCATTTAGGAAAGACGGCAAAGCCAGCGGTTAGAAAAACAGTTAAGACCCTTACCGCCTTGGCCGCCGGGGCAGCAGGTCATGAGGTTGCCAAAGACATTGGTGCCTCTGGTCCTTATCAAGATACGGCAGCTATATTGGCCGCCGCCCTGGGGGGAAGAGGTTTTAAGAGTAAAAGAAAAATAGGTAGGGAGCTATCTGAGGGCGTGAATCTAAATGAAGCGCAACCAAGACTAGATGCGGCGAAACGTTTGGGCTTGTCTTATTTAACACCTGCTGAAGCCAGCTTGAATCCATACGTAGGTGCAAAACAAGGCGCGCTCGGGAAGACGCCTGAAGGCTCAAAGTTATTATATGAAAAAGGTCAGCAGCGAATTGAGTCGGAAAAGAGCGCCATACAAGGTGTTTTAGATCACGTCTACAATGAAGAAACTCATGCGCCAAAAGTAAAGCAGCATTATGAAAAAGCTTACCCAGCTGAAGTTCCCACAGAAGTAAGCGACAAATATAAAGACAATAAAATTATTTCCAGAGCTGAACGCATGGTAAAAGGAAGGCCCGCTTATCAGGAGGAGCTTAAGAATATACCGCAAGATTCTCTCGGATATTGGGACCTTGTTAAGCGTTCGCTTGATGACATGATACAAAAAGCACCGGACTCAGAAGCTAGAATCCTGTCAAAAACTAGAAAGCAGCTTGTGTCAGATTTGGATGCCATTTCTCCAGACTACAAAAAAGGAAGAAATCTATACGAAAGACAATTTGTCAGAAAAGACCTTGAAAAAGCTTTTGATAAAAAAGACATGACAGGAATGAATTTCTATAAGGTTTTAGCGAGCGACTCAGATTTCAATAAAATGATGCACTCATTAAGAAACTCACCGTTAGCCCAATCCAAACTTAAGGACATGAAGCTGCTGTTTAAAGACTTAATTGGAACGCCAACGATACGCACAGCTAGCGCCTTAGAAAAAACAAACATGACCAAAGAAAGAAACGCAGGTAATTTCGCTGAAAATTTCATGAAGCATGTATTTACGGGCGGGAAAAATGACAAAGCCGCAATTGAATTCATCACGAGCCCAAACTGGGACAAGAAACTTAACGAGATAGACAAAATATCTGATAAACAAGGTAAGGCAATAAAATTTATGGAGATGCTGAGCAGGGGTTTAACTCAATACTCAGCAAAAAAAGCCTAATACGTTCGCTCTTGGCCGTCCCAGTAAAGAACCAGGAGCATTCCTATAATTGCTGCTGACATCACATTTTCCTTTTAAGTTGGATTGGTTAATAATATAGCACGACAATTACGCAATAACAAGCTTGATTAATGCTTATTTGTGTAATAAGATAAAATCTTTATTCATATGGATGTGTGATGGGTGATTTAGTCGTGCTAAAGAAAAATAATATATTCACCACCTCATTGGCAATCAGTGAGGGGTGTGGCCTCGAGCATAGGGCGGTTATTTCATTGCTTAAAAAGCACTCAAATACGAACACCCTTTCTACATTTGAAATGTCGAAAGTATCTACCTCTGGGCGCCCATTGGATATTGCTTATTTGTCTGAGCTTCAGGCAACTTTTCTTATTACTTTAATGAGGAACTCTCCTTCTGTAATAGATTTTAAAGAGAAGTTGACTCACGCCTTTTTCAAGCAAAGAAATATACTTCAGCAAATGGCTGCTCAGAAATCAAATTCTGAATGGAAGGCGATTCGAGATAAATCTAAAGTAATGCGCAGAGAGGCGACGGATACAATACAATCCTTTATCTCCTATGCTAGAGATCAAGGAAGCAGATCGGCGGAGAAGTACTATATGAATTTCTCAAAGATGGAATTAACCGGATTATTTATTGTTGAGCAGCGCTACCCTAACGCTCGTGATGTTATGTCAATTCGCCAGCTTAATTTGATTGAGATGGCAGATGAGGCAATATCGATCTCATTAAAAGAATCAATGGAGCTCCTGGTTCCCTATAAAGAATGCTATCAACGCGCCAAGGAAAAGATATCACTATTGGCCAAAATCTTCCCGAGATCGCCGCTTCCTCAATTGCTTGGTAGATGTGTAGATCAGGAAAATTGATATTTTGCATAATTAATAGTCTAATATAAAATAAAATGTTCATTTTATACTGAAAACAGAAAGAATATAGATTGTATTGATTAATTTGCATACTAAAAACAACGGATCAGCCGGAAGGAAATAAAATGACCACTAAAGCTCAAGAGAATTACGTTGATCATGAAGTGAGATTGCGACGAGTGGAAGAAGCGGTCGCTGCTATTGAAGAAATGAGATTCGAGATCGCAGCCATTGCAGATGATGTGCATAAGCAATTTTCCAGCATCATGCTAGGCGTAGGCGGCATCATGTTTGCGTCTGTGGTTGCTGTTATTCTCGCTTTCGCAGGATTGAAATAGTCTCCTGTCTTGCAGTATCCATCTACCACAATTCGGGTGTAGAATGAACCTATAATTAATTCGTTCAGGCTATGCCCATGCCTTCATTAGATACCGCATATATCCCGGCCTTCAGTATCAATACCCTGATCACAGACAAAGACACGGGCCTTCCTTTGTCTGGCGGAATTGTCACGTTCTACGAAGACAACAATCCGACTGCATTGAAGGACGTGTGGCAAATAACGGGCGACGATCCAACCTACACATTCACGCGCCTGCCAAATCCAATGATTCTTAGCAGTATTGGCAGCTTTGTAGATGGAAGCGGTAATCCAACGGTCCCTTATTTCTTGCCCTATGATGATGATGGCGCAGACCAGCTCTATTACATAACGGTGTATAGTTCCGGGGCTGTATTCCAATTTGCCCGTGAAGCGGTTCCTCATGTAGACAATACAGGCGACATCATTCCTGCCGTCGAAGCAACAAGTGCAAATCAAATTACAAATCCACAGTTTGTTGATGTTGCGTTTGGATCGGCAACTGATGTCGCTCATACGTACACTGTTACCGGGTCACCAGAAACAACATCATTAGCGCCTGGTTGGGACTTGATAACAACAGGAGCTGGAACATTCACAGCCACCTGGGTAAAAACAACCACGGGAGCAAACGAAAGCAGTCCCTCATACGCACTAACATTGAATACGCTTGGTCTCGGTGCTTCAGCAACGCTTCAGCAACGTTTCGTAGACACAACCAATATATTTTATGGCAAGCTAACTTACGCATCATTTGTTGCTGCGGCTGGCTCGACTAGCGTTTCATTGACGTTGAATTACGTGACATCTAGCGGCACAACACAAGAACTAGGTGTATGGACTGTTCCGGCAAGCGGCTCGCTAGCTACTTATGCCACAGTTGGCAGACCAGAAATCACAGCCTTCAACACAGACACGCAATCAAACAACGCGTACATTAATTTTAATTTAGTTATTCCCGCCGGCAAAACAATTACACTTTCAAGTTTCCAGTTTTTGAGTGTGGCTGACGCAACGGCTGACGTGGCCTTTCAGCAACAAACTACCGCACAGCAAGAAAACAATTTGTTTTATTATTACAATCCATTGCTGCAATATAAGCCTATTCCAAGTTACTTGGTTGGGTGGGACTTTGCATTGAATCCATGTCAGATTTTAGGAACCGCTCCAGGCGCTCAAGCAGCCGGGGCCAATGGAGCGTACTATGTTGCCGACCAGACCATCTTGTTCCAGACGGTAAACAATGGTTTGTCCATGACGAATACTGGGGGTTTATTTACTATAACAGCCGCACAAACCACGTCATTTGCTATGATCCAATATCTTGGTTTACCTCAAGCAAGAGAATTGCTGCGCGGTGCGATGGCCGTGCAAGTGGTATGCTCAAAAACAGGAGCGGCTTTAGCGGCAAGAGTCGATTTAATGTGGACGGCTAACACCACGCCAGTTGTTCCAGTGCTTCCTGCAAGTCTTGTCACTAGCATTACTGCTGGAGCCCCTACGTTTCTGGCCGGCTGGACTGCTGTGACACGAAAGCAAGAAACTGCATCATTCACACCGACGACAGCAGCAACTCCATTCAGCTTTAGCGGATGGGATTCGTCAGCAACAGACACATCTACTGCCACATTATTTGCCATTGTTGTAACTTTCGACACGATGACGTCGACTGAATCAGTGGCCTTTCAATATGTATCCTTGGTGCAAGGAAACATTCCGACGCGACCTGCTCCGCAGACTCCCGATGAAGTGCTAAGAGAGTGCCAATATTACTATGAGACAAATTATCCTTTAGGTGCGACTATTGGAAGCGCAAACACAGTGGGCGCGATATCAGTTAACCAAGGAATAAACAATAAAACCGCCACAGAGATTCGACTAATCACTTCTTCATTTACAACTCCATATACTTTAAAGCGCGCCATTCCATCTATGGCATATTATTCAACTGTAGGGACTGTAAATGCTGTTTCGGGCAAAGTAATTGGCGATGGGGCTGTAACTGCTTATTCTGATTTGGACGCCACGGGCCCAAGCAGTGGGTTTTGGCAGTATTCACCTAACACAAAATATAATTCAATGACTATTACAGGAACAACTAAATTATCAAATGCGATAGTTGCAACAGGTAGTAACTACGGCACTGCATACATAACATACAATTTTGTTGCCGACGCCCGCCTAGGTGTGGTGGTATAGGCGCCTATGATATTATGACCTCATAACATTAATTATAAGGAATAAAAATGGCAACATCGTTTGCAATGACCAGGGACATAAATGGCTTTAACGGCTTCGGTCTGCCATTTTCAATTGATAAATACAGCGCCAATTTAGTGACTTTGACCGATACCACGCTAACGGTTCCTGGTAGCGCCGCAATGGGCGCTATTACATCCACAACATACAACAAATTTATCGCCATATTCAGTTATGAACCAGGCTCATCTATTTGGGTTGCCGTGAATGCCACGGCAGCTGTTCCAGTGGGCGGCACATTCGCATCTACCACCAGCGAACTAAATCCATCCGCACGTCAAGTACAAGCTGGTGACACATTACATTTCTACACTGCTGACACATCAGCGGTTGTCGGAGTAACTTTCTATGCCCTTTTTTAACGGTAGTAAACCATTTCCAGGGCAAGACCAAAACCCTCTTGTCCGAAGTGTATTTGTTCGAGTTGTTGACGACCAGGGCTTGACTCCTCCTCCTGATTCATTGTTTTTAATTACGCAAAATGGGTTGTTCATTACGGCACAAAACGGCGACTTATTGATAACTCAACCTGTATAGGATTACGTCATGGCTAATATTAAAATAACCGCACTCCCTCTCGGTACGCCAAACGGTACTGACGTAATTCCTGGCGTTGACACTCTGATTGGTGTTGATGGAATCACAAAGAAATACTTGCGCAGTGATGAATTAAAATACTTTCTAACAGCTCAAGGATTAACTGCTTATTCAGCGGCATCCGTGGCCACCACAGGCGCTTTAACGGTAACGTATGCTAATGGTACGTTAGGTGTTGGAGCGACGCTTACAAACGCTGGCGCACAGGTTGCGTTGACGATTGATGGTGTACTGATGACCGTGGCCGCTCGCGTTCTAGTAAAAAACCAGGCGTCCACTTTTCAGAACGGTATTTACACGGTAACGACAGTTGGGACAGGTGCTACTAACTGGGTTCTGACGCGAGCCACGGATTATGACCAAGCGGCTGAAGTGATTCAATACGGCGTAGTTCCCGTGAGTCAAGGAACGATTAATGCCGGATTGGTATACCAGGAGACTGGCGCAGGGCCATTCACCATAGGTACAACACCGATTACGTTTACTGCTTATTCTGTTGCTGTTCCTACGGGCGCGGTATTGTTAGCTCCTAGTGCTGCACAGACAATTGCTACTTATGGATTGACTGTTCCTAGCCTAGTTTTAAGCTCAACTCCACTGGCCGTGTCATCGGGCGGGACAGCAATTGCCACAGCCACAGCCTACAGTCTAATGGCCGCAGGCACCACTGCAACTGGCGCATGGCAATCTGTTGGCACAGGAAGTGCAGGTCAAATGTTGCAGTCAGGGGGTGCCGCTGCATTGCCTGCCTGGACCACCGCGACTTTTCCTGCGATAGCCACAGGCACGGGAACAATTTTAAGAGCGAATGGCACGAACTGGGTTGCTTCTACGTCAACGTTTGCTGATACATATGCAGTGAGCACAATGTTGTACGCAAGCGGCTCTAACGTAGTATCAGGTTTAGCAACAACCAATAGAGCGTCGCTTGCTACAAGCGCCACAGGCGTACCGCAATGGCTTGCGTTAACAGATGGCCAATTAGTTATCGGGTCTACCGCTGGCGCTCCTGCGGCAGGTTCGTTAACAGCAGGGGCAGGGGTTAGCATTTCAAATGCTTCGAATAGCATTACAATTACGGCGACTGGCGGCGGGCTTGCAACAGTAACAATAACCGGTACAACACAAACCGCTGTCGTTTCCACTAAATACATTGCATTAAATGCTGGACAAACAACATTAACATTGCCGTCTACATACGCCGTGGGTGATGTTGTGTCGCTCATTGGCGCTACTGCGAACACCGGCGGATGGGTTGTTCAAACGGCCGTTGGCGACACAATACGCGTTAACAACGTAACGACATCTGTAAGTGGTACCGTTACCTGTACGGCAGTTGCAGGCCAAACCATAACTCTGGTTGCCGATGTTGCTAATACTTCATGGGTAATGATAAGCACATCTAGCGTCCTTCTAACTACGACTTAAGGGGTTGTCATGGCAACAGTAAATTCTACGGGTAACTCGCTTACGGGTATTACAGGCACGGGTACCTTTGTCGGGGCTAATACGCCTACATTGATTACACCTGCCTTAGGGTCGGCAAGTGCCACGAGAGTTGCTATAGCCGGTACAGACCCTGCTATAGTCCCTTCGGTTGTTGGGTTGATAGCGACGGCAGGAACGGGCGGAACAGGTCAAACAATTGCAGTTTCAGGTGGAAGCGCCAATGTAACGTTCTATGGTCAGGTTATTACTGTATCTGGGTTGAATTCGGCTTCTGACGCTATTGGTCAACAGATTAACACGACGACAGGTAGCGGCGTGCCTATCAATACAGGGTTGGATGTAAATGCCATTGTTCAGCGCGCGAGTGGGTCGTCGGCAAGAAGTTATCATGGCATTTACTCGAAAGTAACGACGCTGACTTCGGCTTCTACCGCCACTAACATGGCATATTATGGCGTGCGTGGAGTGGTTACTGATACATACACCGGAGAAACATCTACAGTTACCGGCGTTTCTGGAGAGGCAACTGGGCCGTCGACTGTTTATGGTGTTTATGCCTCCGCTTCAGGAGGAGGTGTCGCTAATTATGGTATTTATAGTGCGTCTGGAACTAACTATTTTGCTGGAGCCACTACGTTTAATGCGGCAATAACACCGGCACAAGTTGCAGGCATTGTCGGTACGACTACAAATAATAATTCTGCTGCAGGTACTGTTGGGGAGTTTGTTTCGAGCGTAATTTCTGACGCTTCAAGCGTATCATTATCAACCGGGGCGGTGTCTAATATCACGACTATTAGTCTAACTGCGGGAGACTGGGATGTTTGGGGTAATGTAGTTTTTTATGGTGGCAGTACCACGAACGTCATTCAATTTATTGGATGGTCAAGCAACACATCTGCTACAGCGCCTAATTCGTCGCTCGAGGCATTGTTATCATATCCTGTGGCAGGGGTGGTGCCATTTATTTCTGGCGCCGTTGGATTCGCAGTGCCATTCCGTCGCGTTTCCGTTGCAACAACAACAACAGTTTATTTGTCGGTTTTATCATATTTCACCGTATCAACTTGTGTTGGATATGGCGGAATATTTGCCCGCCGTGCACGATAAGGACTAACATGCTAATTGAAGAATGGGATAAATATTAAGGAAAACCAATGACAGTCCAAAATTCAAAGTTCAGTAACTTTGCAACCGGCGGCGACCTATTAATTAACGACATTGTTGTTGGGCTTCGTGGCGGCATTAATACTAAGTTCACTTATGCCGGCGTCATACCTGAGGGAACCATCGTTCCTATCGCACGGGGAGGCACAGGAGCTGATAACGCGTCAGACGCTAGGGCTAACTTAGGCCTTGCAATCGGAAGCGACGTACAGGCCTGGAGCGCTGTTTTAGATGGTGTGACAGCATTGGCTAGTACTGGTGTTGTGGTTCAGACGGCGGCATCTACGTTTGCGAATCGGACGTTAACAGGCACTGCAAATCAAGTTACCATTACCAATGGCTCTGGGGTCTCGGGCGCGCCGACATTTACATTGTCAGCAACAGTTGTGATGCCGGGTACGCTGACCTTTGGTGGTCTCGTTAATACTGCTGGAAACACCATAACCAACTCGGTGACCAACGGTGATTTGCTACTTACAACCAACGGTTCAGGATTGTTTATTCTTAATTCCGGGACGTACCCGCAAGGCGTCGCCGGAATATCAAATGATGGGACGATGGCCGACGATAGCGCCACGTTACTGCCAACGCAAGCGGCGGTAAAGGCGTACGTTGATACGATTGCAAGTGGTTTTACGTTTGTTGCTGGCGGCCCATGTATAGCGGCAACCACCACTAACTTTACATCAACTTATGCCAATGGCGCAGCAGGTGTTGGCGCCACCTTGACTCAGTCTGTAGCGGCTGTGGTTGTTATTGACGGCGTGACATTAACGGCTAATCAGCGCGTTTTGTTTCATAGTCAGACCAGCACGTTGGAGAATGGCATTTATCAGATGTCCACGACTGGAACAGGTGTGACCCAGGCTATATTTACCCGTACCACTGATTACGATCAAGTCGCTGAAATAATTCCGGGTTCATCCGTTTTTGTAAGTAGCGGCAATACACATGGCGGGTCTATTTGGACAGAGACGTCGACGGTTACAGCCATTGGCACCGACCCGATTACTTTTCAATTAATTGCTCAGCCATCAAATAATTTTGTTACCATCGCAACCGTTCAAACAATCACCGGTGTAAAATCATTCACCAACGGAACACTTAAACTTTTAGGCTCAGGAAGCGGATACTCATTGCTTGAGGCCGCAGCGGTCGCCGGAACAACAACATTCACATTGCCATCAACCACCGATACGCTGGTTGGATTGGCTGCAACACAGACATTGACCAATAAAACCATAGCTGGGTCGTCTAATACGCTGTCAGCCATCCCATACACTGCATTAGCTAACGGGACTGCCGGTGAACTGCTTACATGGTCTGCTGGCAATGCGATTGCGACTGTGGCCACGGGTGCTGCGGGACAAGTTCTGACGTCAAATGGTGCTGGCGCGGCTCCTACGATGCAGGCGGCAACTGCTGGGGCTGTTGCTGCAACAACTGCTCAACAAGAGACCGGGACAGATATCACGGTATTTACGAGCCCTGGAACGCAAAAATATCATAATTCCGCATGTCAGGTTGGGATTCAGTATAATCAGACAACGAATACCATCGTCTACTCGTACGGCGTAAGCTCCGTCCTTAGTAACTCCACCGGAGTTTGGACATGCTATTTTTCGTCGCTTTATACGGGAAGCGCGTATTGTCTAAATGTTTCTCCGGCATCGGGTATCTACACTATTCTCAATCAAAACAATAACGGATTTGCTGTTCAGACTAAAAACTCCAATAATGGTGCGACGCAAAATACCATTTCAGGAGCTCTTTGCCAGGGCTTGATTACCTTATAAGGATTCCCCATGAAGCGAATTGTATTTCATAACGAGAATGGCGGCATGTCCATCTGTATTCCATCACCCGGCTTTGTTGCCGAGCATGGGGAAGAGGAGGCGTTGAGATTGATTAAGTCTCGCGACTTGGCTGATGTTGATGAGCATTGGATTATTGAGCACGAAGATATTCCAACAAACCAAGTATTTCGTAACGCTTGGCGCTACAATGGAACTCAGATTGAAATTGATATGACCACAGCTAGAGCAATTAAAATGGAATCGTTACGATCGGAAAGAAATGACAGATTAAAAAAGCTCGACATTGATTACCAGCGAGCTCACGAAAAACAAGATATGGTTGGGATGCTTTCGATTGCGCAAGCCAAACAGAAATTGCGTGATTTACCGGCAACCGCAGATTTAACGCAACACGCTACACCTGAGGCTCTGGAATCTTTCCAGCCATCTATTTTGACAACCAATGAGGAATCGTCATGAGTGTATTATCAGTCACGCAGCAACCAACTGGCCAAGTTGGTGTTAATCCTAATGTTATTCAAATTACAACTAACGACACTTACGCCACGGTTACTGTCACAGGTTATTTGACCACATTCAAGCAAGCTGCAAATTTAAATGTATTTGCAAACGATCAAATGGCATTAGTCTACACCAGCGACGAAGGTCCTGTTTGGTTAAAAGTTGTGGTTACGTCAAATACCATTAGTCTTGTTCAAATTTCATCTCCTGGTGACGTTACATTGCCGACGATTGCCAGCAACATCATTGTGTCCACCGACACAGCCGGAACACTTGCGAACACCACAGGTACTGCGATTAACCGTGGGTCTTTGCAAGCAGGTTTATCTGGTGACGAAGGAACGTTGATATCTTATTCATCGACTGCGGCACGTGGTTCGCTGATTGTTGCTGCTGTAGCGAATACAGGCAACACAAACGTCACCATTAGCAATGCTGCTCATGGACAAGCGTCTGTTTACAGTATTCCCGATGTAGGCGCTGCAACAGGATTAATTGTTGCAAATGAAACTCAAGGATTAATGAAGTCTGTCACAGCAGCAGCAGCAGCCGGAGGAGCCGCAGCTCAGTCTTTTACAGACGCTTTCTGCACAGCTACCAGTACTGTTGTTGGTAATTGGAATACACAAGCAAATGCTGCATCAGTACTTAAAATTGTACCTGGGGTGGGAAGTTTTGTCGTCACTTCAAGTGCTAATGCCGGAGTTGGAACATTTGCGTATATAATTATGAAATAATAATAGGAGCCCATTGAATTAATCTTGATGGGCCTTTAACTAAGTGGAGATACAAATGGATTTAGAAACATTAAAAGCTCGAGCAGTTGAACTAGAAACTGGCATGAATCAGTTGGTTGCCAATTACAACATCATGCAAGGTCAACGTGGTGAAGTGTTGCAATGGATTGAAAAAATGTTTCCTGGCGTAGCAACCATCGTTGATGGCGTTGACGAAATGGCTGAAGGCGCTGCACATGTAATTGAAGGCGTTATAGAAGTTGCGTCAGAGTTTGGAGTCAAGTAGAGTTGAGGAGTGAAGTTCGTCCACTCTTCATAGCCTGAGCCCTACGTAATTGCCTCCAAGCTTGCCGACGTAGGGTTCACCTCAAGAAGACGACCATGAAAAGATACCTGGGTTTATTTTTCAGTTTGGTTGTTACTGTTTCATTGGCTACTATTGCTTACAAAGCAAATTTAAACACAGAATATAAAGTTCAATTTGACACTCATTTGATTCTTGATCCTGAAGACGATCAACCACTAACTCCTGGACCCGTATGACTCATATTGCCGGACTTTGCCCTACGATTAACGTGGACACGCAACTTGAAACAAAAATAATTGAACATGAAGGGATGAAAAAGTTTGTTTATCTCGATTCCCTTGGTTTCAGCACAATTGCCATTGGTCGCAATATTGACCCTCGCTCAGGGAAAGGCTTGTCCACTGACGAATGCTGGTATTTGATGCGCAATGACCTAGCTTCAGCACGCAAACAGCTTGAGCCGTTCCCTTGGTACCAGAATCAAGATACGGTGCGCCAAGGCGCTCTTGTGGAGCTTGTATTCAATATGGGTCTTGGTGGTTTTCTCAAGTTCGTTCGCATGATTAAGGCTTTAGGCGAACGCGCTTATGTTGTTGCCGCAAGTGAATTGAAGCAATCGGCGTGGGCTACCCAGGTGTCACCGACTCGATGCGCTGACTTAATCAACAGAATCAGATTTGGGCAGTATTTATAATTATGAAGCCTGAGGAATCTATTCAAATTACAGTTGCTGATTTTTGTCGGCTACATAAGATTCCTTTTATGCATTTGGCTAACGAGCGCATGTGCCACGTTAGTTTTGCAATAAAATTAAAACGAATGGGCGTCGTTGCTGGGGCTTCAGATTGTTTTCTTCCTCGTGGAAATGGGCAATTTAAAGGTCTTTGGATTGAATTAAAGGCCGGAGGAAATAGGCCGACCAAAAATCAAAAAAACTTTATCGAGAACATTGGGAAAGAAGGATATTACGCCACATGGTGCCAAGGAGCTGATGCGGCGATTCAGGTTATCAAGGATTTTTATTTACTATGATTGCTTCGTGCTCTCATCATACTGACGATACAATTCCAAATGTATCTTATTCATCTCAACTTTTAAATCATGAATTTCTTGCTCAAGACCGGCAACAACAAGCCGGTCTTTCATAATATTTTTAGCGCCAATATACTGCTTTGTTTTCTGAAAAATGTAGTAATAATAGCTACAAATAACCGAAGTCCCGCCAATAAAACCACCCACGAACCCAGGTACCAAGGCATTTAATTCATTCATGACGAAACCTCATTGAGAAAAGAAACAAGTGTCTTTGTAATTACACCGGGCGCATACAATATAAAGCGGAGATTTGTTGATTCGTTCTGGCGGCTCTTCGGAATCAATCACTGTTTGAGCTTTTGCTCGAAGTTCATTGTAAAAGTAACTGTCAAAATCGACCCACTCATGATGCAGCTCACTTGAATCTTTGTTGATGGCCAATAAAGCCCCGCGTTTTAATCCTCGCATACCGATGTACGATTGCAACTGCGCGTAGTAACCAGGAGACCATTCACGAAGACCTTTCTTTTTTAATGCTTGAAATCTAGCATTCTTTGCGGTTTTTACTTCGAGAACGCATTCTTCGCCGTCAACAACAATTAAAGCATCCATATGGCCTTGGAACTTAGGAATCTCGGCATCCACGCAAAACAAATAATGATTCATTTCGTCGGGCAAAATAACCTTTATTCCGGCCAAATCAATATAATCCAGCATGAGGCCCTCTAGGCGTTTACCCACGTCGAACGTAGCACGTATCGTGGGAGAGAAGTCCCCGCTGGGCGCTCCGTGATAGCTGTACCACAATGCGCGGACACAGGGGTTGCCTATGGAGCTTGCACCAACATAGGCTCGATGAGGGTCGTTGGCTCGTTTTTCTATAGCTGATAAGATTAATCCTGATAGGTCCATCTATGATCTCCTTTATTTATTTCGGCTCAATACCCATTGAAAGAACTTTTCTTCATCAATGAGAACACGTCGACCATTCCGCAAGATGGCGCCACACTTCTTTAATCCATTTAAATCATATTTGAATATATTGTCTCTAACGCCGCCGAGAGTGAAAGCAGGGTGTTTGTTGACAAATTGAGGCACTGTAAGCAACGATGGAGCTTTAAAATTATCCACTTTTATTCCTTGTTGGCAAACTTAGTAAGTCAAAACGGAATTTCATCATCAATCATGGGTGGATTGAGCTCGTCGAAATCTTGAGTGGGGTTTGGTCGTGATTTTGTTTCTTTGGCAACCATTTTTTCACCAACTGCTTCGATAAATCCTTTGGTGTCGTGTAATTCGCTGACAAAATTACCTTCACGAGTCACGCCATCATCACCTACAAGAGAGTATTCGCGAATCCTTAATCCACATACTTTGCGTTCAAGTTGATACAGTTCGTTTGGTGTTGGGCCATGATTCTTGTCTTGCACATTAACATTGCAAATTTTGAAGATGAGCATAAACATTTCTTTTGCTCTGTCTGCTTTTTTTTCGTTGTCGCTGAATACGTCTATTTTTTGACGAACAATTTGATTCTTGAACAAATTTAGCATTTTCCAGGTTACGCTAAATGTTTTTGTTCCTCGGAATTCTTTGACTTCACACTTTTCTAGTGTGGCCAAGACCATTGAATTATTTGGGATGACCGACATATCGGCGATGAACGCGGCCATTGGATCACCTGATGCAACTGAACCACTGCTAAGGGTAAAAAAACTCATTCATCTTCTCCGTCGTTAAAGTAATTGGTAATAGTATCACGTACAAACTTCAGATCATTTGGGATATTTTTTTCTTCAAACATACCTATTGGGCTTTTTGCAAGATGAAATCCATCGTTTTGCGTTATGAATGAATACTCACCATCCCGTACATTACTATGCAATATAGTGGTAAACGTGCTATCTGGGGAGACTGTTTTATCCGTTAGTTTCCCTACAGTTTTTACTTTAGACATCCCTGTGTCATCTATTTCATTATGAATCATGAATACGCATACAAGATCGTCCCGAGTATCCTTGGCCTCCATAATTATTTTCCAGAAATGAAAAGCAAAGTCATTGAATTTATCAAATCCCCGCTCACCAATTCGACGCATAAACTCATTTGACAGAACATGCTGAAGATCGTCAATGACTAATGTTTTTATATGAGGCTTTTCTAAATTGACCACTTGAATGCATTTCACAACTCGTGTCCAATCGTCTGTCTCATAGTAATTTTTTTGGTCTAAATTGTATTTTTTCTTGTATCCCCTAAAAGGTAATGGCTTGCCAAGGACGTTAAGAATATAAGTTGATTCAGAATCCAGGGTTCTAATGCTGGTGCTCTTACCGCTTCCGCTTGGGCCTAAAATTAATACATTATTTGACACAAATATAACTCCAAGTTGCATTTTTATTGCAGGTGCAATTATTTATTTCGTAACCCCGTTCATAGCAATCATAGCCATGTCATCATCAGTCATAAATTTGCCATGACAAACCCAAGTCTCCGTAAAAATATTATCATGGCGCGTAGTAACAATCTCACAATTGTCTTCGTTTTCCATAACGATGACCGGAGTGCATCCAGCCATCAACAAAATTATTGCTAACAATCCTTTGTTCATGATGTCCTTATACAGCAGCTTTGAGTACAACATTAAGTTTCGAATCTTCTTTTGGCATTAGTTCGCTAAGCAATCGAAGTGTTTCATTGTCAGCGTATTCTTCGGCATGCTTGTAAAGAGAAGGATTAACTTTGTATTCTACTTTTTCAGTAACCACAACAGGATTAAACTCGGCGGGAATAAATCCTTTCATTACTTCATATTCACTTTTATTGAGTTTGTAATTGTATCCAGTAGTGATAACTACGCCATATTTTCCATGACGATAAGTGGATTGACCAATTTTCTCATGATTAAATAATTCTTTAACACGCGACTCAAGTTTTTCTTTGATGCCTCTCAGTTGAGCTATTTCATAATTTATCTTATCAAGGTGTGATAATTTATCGTCTAGCTCTCGGATTCTTGCTTCTTCGGGCGATGGACCGCGCTCAAAAATATCATCCATTGTTAGTCCGCTATTTGCCAAAGTTACACCGAATGCTTCTTTGACTGTGTCAATTAATTCTTGCTTGCTCATTTGTAATCTACCTTATTTAAACCGTCGGTATTGACGTACAGCTATTATAATAAATTTAGATTGACTAAGCAAGCAATAATTATTATAATTTATTAAGATTAACGGGGGATGTATGACAATAGAAGAATTTAAAGCTTATTACGGGAATGGATATCAGTTCTCACGGCGCACGGGGTTGGGGGCCACTAGCTTTCACAGTTGGGTGGCTCGCGGGTACATACCTATTGCGAGTCAGGTGCGGTTAGAGAAGATAACCGATGGTGGATTGCGGGCACGATTTGAGGACGTATTGAATGTTGAGCTCGACGGAGATTGAAAGGATATTAGAAAAAAGTCGTGCAATAAAGCAAAGAATGGAGTTGCGTGATTCACGAGAGGATTTGGCTAAAATTATTTCGACTTGGAATCGACGGAGCAATGTTGGGTGCTTGTGTTCTGTCGAGGCTATTCTTTCTGTTTACCATGATTTGCTTTCGAATGATAAGCTTTCAATTACCTCGATTGGACTTCGCACGGGATTCTTCCCTTCGAAAATAAGTTCAATTATTTGCATTCTTGAGCGAGAAGGGTGGGTGAAGGTTAATCGAAAAACGAGGCCTTATGTTTACCAGGTGACGCATGACTGAGCTGGAAGAGCTAGAAGAGCTTCGCGAGTGGAAAAGGGTTAGGAGTGGTTCTGCTATTGATCGTAGCTTTCATGCCCTTGAGATTGCGTTAGGAGCTACGAATACTCGTGTTGATGGGGTGTTGGGAGTCAGGGCTTTTCGACTTCTGGCTGATTGTTTGATTGCTTTAAGGGATGGGATGCGATGATTTACCCAAAAACATTTCAGGAGCTCCGCGAATATTTGTGGCAAGAGCGTGCAGATACTGTGGACTTCATGTTGGACAAGATGGCCGAGGTTCCTTTGAGCGATTATCAGATGGGTGCTTACAAGGGCGAGATAATGGCTTATGACAGTATTTTAATGGTGTTGAGGAACATTATTAAGTACGGGGATGAAGAGTGAACGACTTTACAAAAGCAGAGCTTCAGGACTTGTATGATTGCGTGCGGCGCGTTGATACGGTCTACAGCAAAAACAAGACTCTTGGAAAGTTATCATTCAAAATAAATCTGATGATTGATGGCTACGACAAGCAGCCAACGCTAGACGATATTATTGAGAAATATAAAAATAGTCGTTTGGAATGACCCCGGTTGGATTCGAACCAACGACCTACCGATAAAAAGCGGCGCTCTAGGAGCTAAACGGCTCTACCAGACTGAGCTACGGGGTCGTTGTTATTATACCATTTTGCTGATGTCGGCAATATGGTGGCCTCTAGATGATGGTCCCCCGGGGATCTCACATCCGAAAGACCGCCTAGAGGCCATAAATCTTTACAATGTGCATGTGGCAACATGGTGGCCCCAAGAGGGTCATCCGGGATGATCATATGTACAAGACGCTGCCGGGGCCGTAAATCTTTACGAATAATTTACAATTGTTAGTGTTTTTTTTATTTCACTAAGTGATTGATTGTTATTAAGTATTGCATTAGTATGATCGACTAACCAGGTGTATCAGCACCAGGCTAGTCGTGGCCGTAGGCCCTGGATACATTAACCGAATAGAAGTCGGCGAATATGGGTAAAATTGTAGCACATTTAATTTGTCTGTCAACCTTTAATTCTTGCGAACAACAGAAGGATTTGTCACATGCAAAATTTCTTATTAGCTTTGTCATACGCACATGCACCAAACATGTGCGAAAAATATCATCAAGACTTTGTAAAGATATCGTTAAGAGCCTTTCCTGCTCTTGCTTTTAGAGCATTTGAGCGTGCTAGGATGAATGGTTTCAAATAAAAAGCCCTCAGTTCGGAGGGCTCGGTACAACAGGATTTATCAATAGGGATTTTATCATGTTACATAGCTTTAATACAGAGATAGCGAAAAAGTATGGTGTGGATGAGGCAATATTTTTAAATAATATACATTTCTGGACGATTCAAAACATAGCAAATAGACATAACTATAAAGAAGGCCATTATTGGACCTACAACAGCCAGAGAGCATTTTCTGAGCTATTTCCTTATTGGAATCGACAGAGCATAAGACGAATAATAAATAACTGCATATCAAAAGGTCTTTTAATTGAAGGTCTTTTTAATAAGAAAAGCTACGATCATACAAAAT